ATCAGCTACCCTATGGGGGCAGAACCACCAGTATTCGACGACGGCGCCAAGGGCCAGGAGCTGCAAGGCCAGCTTGCCTTCCTCGAGGACGCCAAGAACGAGATCGAGAACTACGGCTTTAACCCGGCCTTGGTGGGGCAGGGCGTCGACCAGATGTCGGGCCGCGCCATACAGTTGCAGCAGCAGGCAGGCATTGCCGAGCTTGGCCCGTACCTCATCGCCTTCAAGAACTGGAAGCTCCGCGTTTATCGGGCGATCTGGTGCGCTGTTCAGCAGCATTGGACGGCAGAGCGCTGGATCCGCGTCACCGATGATCAGGACGTGGCGCAGTTCTTCGCCGTCAACCAGATGGGCACGGACCCGCAGACAGGCATGCCGGCGATCGTCAACGCGCTTGGTTCGCTCGATGTGGACATCATCATCGATGAAGGCCCGGACACGATCAACATGCAGCAGGACGCCTACGACACCTTGTCGATCATGGCGCAGAAGGGCCAGCAAGTCCCGCCGCAGCTGCTCATCGAGCTTTCGCCGCTTCAGGGCAGCGTCAAGAAGAAGGCGCTGGATATTCTCGAGAAGGCTTCTCAGCAGCCCCCCGACCCGGTGGCGGTTGCCGGTGCACAGGCCGAGATTGCCGAAACGAATGCCTCGGCGCAGCTCAAGCAGGCTCAGGCTCAGAAGGCCTTGGCCGACGCGCAGAAGGCTATGATGCCAGATGGGGCAACACCAGGGCCGACAGAGATCGACCTTGCCCGCGCGCTGGCCGATATCCGAGCCGTGAACGCCGGAACGCAGAAGACGGTTGCCGAGACGGAAAAGGTTCGCGTCGAAACGGCGCTGAAGCCTGTCGAGGTCGAGCATCAACAGCAGGAGGCAGAGCGCAGCCGTCGCGAGCGCATTGCCTTCAAGAGCGCAGATCTCTCGCAAGCCAAACGCGAGACCGCATAGAGCCGCCATCTTCAAGGGCGATTTCGGCCGCTGGTCCGTAACCAGCAGAGTGCCGCCGACTACGACGGGCGAAAGCCGCCGCCAGGCTTAAGGGCGATCCGTGAAGCCTCCCACGATCAGGAGCTATCCAAGTGAACGAACTGGACGAAATCATGTCCGGTGACAGCGTTGCTGCGCCGGTAGAAACCACGATTCAGCAGGAACCACAGAACGGCCAGCCGCGCGACGAAAGCGGGCGCTTTGCACCAAAGCCGGGGGATCTCCCACCGGTCACGGACAATGCGCCAGCAGTAGTCGAACAGCCCGCAGCAGCGCAGGAACTGACGGAAGAACACCCGGCAACCGGTGGTATTCCCCAGGCCCGACTGAAAGCGGAAGCGGAAAAGCGCCGTGAGGCAGAAGCGGATGCAGCGGCCTTGCGCCGTGAGATCGCGGAGCTTCGCGGAATGGTGCAGGCACGTCAGCCAGCACCCCAGCCACAGCAGGAAAAGCCACCGGCCACCCTCTGGGATGACCCGGACGCCTTCCTGCAAAGCCAGCTTACGCCGATCCAGCAGCAGATGTTTGACCAGAAAGCGGGCTTCTCCAAGATGCTCGCCTCCGACAAGCACGGTGCTGATATCGTCGAAGCCGCTCTCCAGGCGGCGCTTGCAGCCAAGGACACGCCGGAAGGCCGGATCCTTGACGAGAAGCTGGCGAAATCCATCCATCCCTTCGATGAGATGGTGCAGTGGCACAAGCAACAGGCCTCTCTCGCCCGCGTCGGAAACGACCCTGACGCATGGCTGAATGCTGAAATCGAAAAGCGCCTGAGTGATCCCGCCTTCCTGGCCCAGGCCGTGGAGCGAGCCCGCACAGGGGCAGCGTCCAACTCCAATCGTTCACAGCCCATCACCAGCCTGCCGCCATCACTCTCCCGTCTGCCGGCCGGAGGCAATCAGCCTCAGGACAATGACGCGAGTGACAGCGCGCTATTCAGCCACGCAACGCGATAACGCCTTCATCGGCGGTCGCCCGTCTCGAAAGGTAAGCCACCATGGCTCTCACTACCGTCGAAACCAACAACAAGCTTGTTGTCTACACGAAGGAAATCAACCGCGAATACGTTCGCGAGAACCTGTTCTCCCCCTACATGGGGCAGGACCTCAACGCCATCATCCGCATTCGTCAGGAGCTGAAGTCCGGCGGCGAGCAGATGAACATCCCGCTCGTCACCAAGCTCCGCGGGCGTGGCACCGGCACCGGTACTCTCGTCGGCAACGAAGAGAAGATCGACAACTACGGCATGCGCCTCTGGATCGACTGGGCGCGCCATGCCGTCGTCACCAAGAAGAGCGAGCAGCACAAGGACTCGGCGGATATCTTCTCCGAAGCCAAGCCGCTGCTTTCCGACTGGGGCAAGGAACGCCAGCGCGACGACATCATCTCGGCGTTCATGGCTCTCCCGTCCGAAGCAGCACCAAGCAGCCTCGGCAGCGATCAGGGCGCCACGGTCAACGGTATTCTCTACGAGGATGCATCGGCCGCGCAGAAGAACACATGGAACGCGTCCAACTCAGACCGCGTTCTCTATGGTTCGGCAGTCTCGAACTACAACGCCACGCATGCAACGGCGCTCGCCAACGTCGACACGGCAGCTGACAAGCTTTCCGCAGTCGTTGTGTCGCTCGCCAAGCGCCAGGCCATGCTTGCCAACCCGGCAATCAAGCCCTTCAAGACGAAGAACGGTTACGAATACTTCGTCATGTTCGCCGGCACCAATGCGTTCCGCGATCTGAAGAACGACGCAACGATCATCGCCGCCAACCGAGACGCCCGCGCCCGTGAAGGCAACGGCATGGACAGCAACCCGCTCTTCCAGGACGGCGACCTGATCTATGACGGCGTGATCATCCGGCAGGTTCCGGAAATCTCGCTGTACGTCACCAACGTCTGGACGACCCTCCTCACGGCTGGCGCTGCGTCTGCCCGTGTCGAGCCTGTCTTCCTCTGCGGCCAGCAGGCAGCTGTCCTTGGTTGGGGTCAGATGGCCAAGCCCACCTTCCGCAAGGAAGATGACTACGGCTTCATCAACGGCGTCGGCACGGAAATGGCATACGGGACTGCCAAGATGTTCAAGAAGCATCCGCAGGACGGCACCGACCTCAAGCAATGGGGCGTCTACACCGTGTTCGTCGCTGCTGCGGCTGACGCATAACCGGCATGGGGCGGCTTCGGCTGCCCCTTTCTCTTTTCTCAATCATGAAAGGGCATGACAATGCCGCTGAACACCAACATCCCGGCGCGGAACGACCTGTATCAGGACATCCAGTACCTGCGCAAAGACTTCACCTTCGCAGACAACGGCAAGGTGCTGAAGCTCGGCACGCTGCCGACCAATGCCGTGATCATGAAGCCGATCTCCGGCGTCAACGTCTCCACCGTCTTCAACGCAGGCACAGGCAATGTGCTCGATGTCGGGACGAGTGCGGACGATGACCTCTATGGCACCGACCTGGCGCTCGGCACGGCCGGCTTCATCCCGCTCGACGAGGCTGTCAGCTTCTTCAACGCGGCTGAAGTCCAGATGACGGCAACCGTCGTTCTCACCGGCACGGCGGCAACCACCGGCGTCGGCCAGATCGTCATCGCCTACTGCACGAAGAACTAAGGAGGACGACATGACGAAGGTCTCCTATCATCCCGAGCCTGGCTCCCCGGATGAAACAACGCAGTTTGGCTACGTCTTCGCAGACGGCAAGCCGACAGAGGTAAAGGACGGCGAGCCCGCCCTTGCCAAATTCCGAAGCAATCGCTTCTTCAAGGTGCATGGTGCCGAGAAGGAAAAGGTCGCAAAGCCTGCGGATGACGGCCTCAAGGCGGTTCACGTCGCTGGCGGCCGGTTCGTCATCAAGAAGGGTTCGGAGACGGTCAAGGAAGGCCTCAACAAGGCCGACGCTGATGCGTTCAACGCTCTTTCCGATGACGACAAAGCAGCATACGTCGAATAACGGGAGTCGCGGCAATGAAAACCAGATCAGACCTTATTGCCGCGACCCTTTCTCTCCTGAACGTGCTCGCAGCCGGCCAGAGCCCGGAAGCCGAGGACTTCGACGCAATCGACGGCATCATTGACGGCAAGCTGAAGGAATTGAGCCTTCGCTCGATCGTCTACATCCCGAACGCGGATGAACTGGATGATGAGCTTGTCGACCCGCTTTCCATCATTCTCGCCAATACCGCCGCGCCGTCTTTCGGGCAGCCGCGCAACGAGGAGTCCCGCCTCATGGCAGAGGCCATGCTGAGATCCTTCCTCCCGTCTACCTATGTGACTGGCTCGACGCTTGCCGTGGATTATTTCTGACCCATGGCGGACATCATTTTCCCCAATTCGACTGCCCCAGGCATCCGCCCCGGTGAGGGCGCTGGCCGGCTGATCAATTGCTATGCAGAGCCGTTGGCTTCGGGCTCCCGCAAGCAGTTTTCACATCGCCGCGTTCCGGGGCTCAGCCTTGTGGCAACCACAGCTCATATCGGCTGCCGTGGCATGCACTTCTATAACGGTGACCTCTATGTGGCCCAGACAGACCGCCTCTCGCGCATCAATCTTGTCGGTGCGCTCTACGTAGTGACCGATCTCGGGGCACTGCCTGGAACGGGCCGCGTCACGTTCGCGCGCAACAACAAGGCCCCGATCAACGATCTGATCTGCGTTACCGAGAATGACACCTACGTCGTGCACCAGGCAACGCCACCGACGAGCCTTGGTGACGGCGATCTGCCGGCCGCTCTGACAGTCGACTTCCTCGATGGATATTTCATCTGGGCCATCCGGGACGGCCGGTTCTTCGTCTCCGGCATCAACGCCACCACCGTTTCAGCGCTGGACTTCGGCAAAGCAGAGAGCCACCCGGACGGCATCTATCGCGCCATTGCATTCGGGGAACTGCTTTATCTCTGCGGCCCGAAGGCGATCGAAGCATGGCAGAACGCCGGCAACGCAACCGGTTCCCCTTTCTCCCGCGCCGCGGTTATCCCGGTCGGCCTGGCTTCAACCTTTGCAATCGCCGGCAATGAATACGGTTTCTCCGCCCTGATCTTCGTCGGCAACGATAATGGGGTTCACCGGCTAGACGGCGGATATCAGCCCACGAAGATCTCGTCTCCTGATCTCGATCGCCTGATTGAAGCCGTCGAAGACAAGACGCTGCTTGATGTCACGGTGTTCACGGTTTCCGGCCACATGTGGGCAGTCGTAAGCGGCCCTGACTTCTCATGGGCTTATGAACTGGCCACGGGCCTATGGCATGAGCGCGCGAGCTACCTGATCAATCACTGGCGCGCCGTCTGCTCGACCGAGGCTTTCGGCAAATGGGTCGTCGGAGACCGGCTCACAGGCTCGATCTGGTTCGTCGACCCGAACGAGATGACGGAAGGCGGCGATCCGCTCATCCAGACCGTCATTTCCTTGCCGACCTCCGATTTCCCGAACCGGACGGCTGTCAGCAGGGCTGATTTTGATTGCATCGTCGGGCAGGGGCAAGCCGCCGGCCAGCAGCCGATCGAGACGGACCCCGTTTGCCTGATTTCATGGTCGGATGACGGCGGCAACACGTTCAGCACGCCGCTAAAGCGCTCTCTCGGGCGCATGGCGGAACACAACACGCCTGTCACCGTCAACCGGACTGGAACGACAGGCCGCTACGGCAGGGTGTGGAAGATCGATGTCTCCGACCCTGTCTATGTGTCCTGGCTTGGCGGTACGATGGACGCCCAGCCGAGGGCACACTGATGGCCAGCACCCTGAACCCACTCCCGCCGCTTCCGCCGCCTCTACAGCCGGTGATCGAGGCGAACGGGCGCATGAACCGCGAATGGTATCTCTATTTCCAGCGCCTTGACCAGCATCTACGCGAAGCCGAACAGCGGCTGACGGCCGGAGGATTGTAAATGAGCTTTTTGGGCGCCCTCACAGGCAGCGATATCGGCAAGGCGACGAGCAAGGCGCTGAAGCAGAACAAGGGCCTGATCACTGGTTTCCAGACGACCGGCAACAACATCATCAATACCGGCGAAACGAAGTCGGCAGGCGCGCTTAATTCTGCGATCGACGCCTATCAGCCTTGGGTCGACAGCGGCACGAACGCCAACACGATGTATTCCAATGCCCTCGGCCTGAATGGGACAGAGGGGAATGCCGCCGCGACTGGGGCATACCAGACAAGCCCCGGCTATGATTTCCAGCTTCAGCAGGGCGAGCAGGCAGGCCAGCGCGCCGCGAGCGCCGCCGGCATGCTGAACAGCGGCAACACTCTGACAGCTCTCACGGAGTACGGGCAGGGGCTCGCAAACAAAGACTATGGGTCATGGCTCGATCGCCTCAACGGCGTGTCGTCGACCGGTCTGCAGGCGGCGGGCGGCCAGGCGGCCGGTTACGGCGGTCTTGCCGACCTCTACCAGGGAACGGCAGACGATCGCCTTGGGCTCGAAAGCGGCGTAACGCAAGGCCTGATCGGCAACAACAACGACATGGCGAAGGTCAAGGAACAGCAGACGCAGAACAAGGGCAGCTTCTTCGGAAGCCTGCTCAGCGGCGGCCTGAGCCTCGGCACGAAGGCACTGACCGGAGGGCTTTTCTAAGATGGCGCAGCTTGCAAGCCTGCTTGTCCCGATCGGTGATCTTCCGAAGCCTGACACGTCGTGGATCGGCAACATCGCGAAATCCCTTGGCGGCGCCATTGATCAAGCGAGCGAGAACAAGTCGTTCAACACGCTTGCCGATCGCATCGGCGGCGCACCGGCTCCGGCACAGCAGCAGGGCGGCTTCCTGTCGCGGCTGATGGGCGCCAACCAGCAGCCTGCGGCTTCCCCCGCGCCTCAGAGGGGCCGCTCCATGGCCATTTCCGGCATTGACCCGTCCATCAAGAGCGGCATCGTCTCGACGGCGAATTCTCTTGGCATTGACCCCGCCGACCTGGCAACGGCCATTTCCTACGAGACCGGCGGAACATTTGACCCAACCAAGAGCGGCCCGACGACCCAATGGGGCCAGCATCGTGGGCTTATCCAGTTCGGGGAACCGCAGGCGCAGAAGTATGGCGTCAACTGGGAAGACCCGATCGGCTCGCAGCTCGGCGAAAATGGAGCGGTAGCCAAATACCTTCGAGATACCGGCGTCCAGCCTGGCATGGGCCTGATGGACATCTATTCTGCCATCAATGCCGGCGGCGTTGGCCGGAATGGGGCCAGCGATGCGAATAACGGTGGCGCGCCCGGAACTGTCGCCGACAAGGTCAACAGCCAGATGAGCGGCCATCGTCAGCGAGCGCTTGCGCTCCTCGCCGCTGGAGGACAGCCACAGGCCGGTGGGAACGTCGTTGCCAGCCTTGATCCCTCCGTGGGTATCCCTATGCCTGGCGCGTCGGGACAGATGCGCGCGGGCGACCCGTCGCAAATGGCACCACAGGGCGTTGATATGTCAGCCCAGCAACCATCTATGCAGCAGCCCGCTCCCGCACAGGTCGCTGACAGCGGCCCAAGCATGATCGCTCAAGGCATCACGCCTATCCAGCGCGGCGGCGTCGACCCCGAGATGATCCAGTTCATGCTTCGTGATCCTAACTTGCGTCAGGCAGGGCTCCAGCTATGGCAGCAGAACGCCACCGGCAAGACGTCCGAGCCATGGCAGTTCGTCACGCTCCCGGACGGCACGCTTGCTCGCGCCAACCAGCAGACGGGGCAAGTTGAGAAGGTCGGCCAGTTCTCCAAGCCGCAAGATCCGATCAGCGTGAGCGAAGGGGAAACTCTCCTCGATCCCGTGACCAAGCAGCCGATTTATCAAGGGCAGAGCAATAAGCCGCCAGTCATCCAAGAGTTCTTCGACGACCAGACAGGGCAGGCCTATAAGGCCGAATTCAACCCTGAAACGCGCGAATGGAAGCGTGTCGGTGGCGTCAAGGCCCCGAACGGCATGTCGATAACGACCAATCCAGACGGGACAGTCAGCATTCAGCAGGGGGTTGGCGGCAAGCCGAAGCTGACAGAAGCCGAAGCCCGTAACTCGGGCTTCCTCGTCCGCGCCAAGACAGCTCAAGAGACACTGAACACGCTTGAGGACCAGGGCACCAGCGTCTGGAATGCCACTGCCGGGAAAATCCCGGTGGCCGGCAACTATCTTCGTTCGGAAGAGGCGCAGAAATACGATCAGGCGAAGCGCAACTTCATCAACGCTCAGCTGCGCCGTGAGTCTGGTGCCGTCATCTCTCCTGAAGAATTTGCCAACGCTGAACAGCAGTATTTCCCGCAGCCTGGCGATGGGCCTGAAGTCATCCGGCAGAAGCGCATCAACCGACAGGACGCCATTCGAGGGCTTGATATTGGCTCCGGCGCCGGTGCTGCCTTGACCGATCCTGCAAAGCCACCCGCGCAAGCAGGCAATGCAGCCGATCTCGATGCGGCGCGTGATGCCATCCGGCGCGGCGCCCCACGAGACAAGGTCATCGAGCGCTTGAGGGCGGCCGGCATCGATACGGAAGGGCTCTGATATGGCCGGTCTCTCTTTTGATGATCTCATCCCAAAGCAGACGACGGCGGAACCTAGCGCTCCGTCCGTCGCCCAAATCCCCGACGATGGCCTACAGCAACGCTCACCTACCGCTCTTTTCGATGACCTCATCCCTCCCGCACCCGACGCCGCCTCGTCATTCCATCGGTTCGGCGTCCTTCCCATCGGTCAGGACACAAAGACGGGGGAATATAGCCCAGCCGTCCCAGGGATGATCGCATCTATCCCAGATGTACTGAAAGGCATGTATGAGGGTGCGAAAAGCGCCGTGACGTTGCCGGCGCGGGCCTACCGGGGCGAAGTCAATATGACCGGCCCTGACGGGCGAACTAGCCCGGAGCTTATCGGTGAAGCCCTGAATTTCTCTCTGCTCGGTACGCCTTCCTCTCGTGCTGGCCCTATATTTGCAAAGGGGGCTGCGGCGGCTGTGCCGGCGCCTGTCCTGAAGCCGGGGCAGCAGGCAGCACTTGCCGCTGATCGACTGGGCGTAGCGTTGCCGCGCGCAGCCGCAAGTGACTCCGCCGTGGTCCAGCAGGGCGGAAAGGTTCTCTCCAACGTTCCGATCGGCGGAACTCCACTCCGAACCGCATCCGGGAAAGCCATCGAGCAACTTGGAGAGGCTGCGACCCGCACCCAGCAGGGCTATGGTCCCGGCAACATTGCGAACGCAGGTGCGGCGGCACGCCAAGGCATCACGGATTACGCCAAGAACACGCTGACAGGCCGCGTCAAGAGCGCCTATGACGATGTCGACGTGCTTGTCACCCAGAACGTGACGACTCCGCTCAGCGAAACGGCAAAGGTCGCTACCGATATTGCGGGGCGCCGGGTGAATGCCGCGCTGCCTGAGAGTGGAGCGGTCAAGCTTATCCAGCAGGCCATCAGCCAGAAGGACGGCCTGAACTATCAAGGCCTGAAGGATCTGCGCACCAATGTCGGGGAACTTCTCGAGAACCCTCAAAAGCTGGTTGCCTCGGGTTTCTCTGAAGGCGAGGTAAAGCGCATCTATGGCGGACTTACCGCCGACCTCAAGAATGCTGTGGTGCGAGGTGGCGGCGACAAGGCAACCGCTGCCTTTGAGTCCGCCAACCAGCTTGCCGCCAAGACGGCGCGGGAGCGTGAAGGGCTGCAGAAGGTCCTTGGCAATGATGCATCGGATGAGCGGATCTTTGACCGGATCGCCTCTATGGCAGCGTCCAGTTCCAGAGGCGACCGTGTGGCGATGGCTCGCGTCAAAGGCGCTGTCAGCGATGAAACATGGAACGACCTGGCTTCGGGTGTGATTTCGAAGATCGGCCGTGACAAAGACGGCCAGTTCTCCCCGGATCGCTTCTTGACGGGCTGGGGGAACCTATCCCCTGAAGGGAAAACCCAACTGTTCGGCGGCAGGAAGGAACTGGCCTCGTCGCTCGACGACATCGCGAAAGTCTCGCGGCAGTTCAAGAAGCTGGACCAATACGCCAACCCGTCAGGGACAGGGCAGGCGGTCGCCGGCATGAGCTATCTGTCTGGTGCTCTCATGGAGCCAACGACAGTTGTAGGCACTCTGGTTGGCACTAGACTGCTCTCCAGCGCGCTTTCGAAGCCAGTTGGGGCGAAGGCTCTGGCTGAATACTCGAAGGCCTATGAGCGGCACGCCGTCGCGCCGACTGTCATGTCAACGAAGGCGTTGAAAAACACGGCGCGGGCCCTTGCGGCATATATCGGCCATGAGGCGGGCGATTCTTCCATAGGCGCCCAGATTTATCCCTCTCTGTCGAACGTCAGTAAGGTTCCAGCAGATCAGGGGGGTGAAAACAATGGGCTTCCAGAAAATCAGAATGGCGGTCAGCAGCAACAGCTTCCACCATTTAACCCGAACGAAACTTGAGATCATCCCCGGATCTTGCCTCAAGACAACTCGAAAGTGAAGTGGCGCTCTTCGGGGCGCTTTTCTTTTACCCAAGAAGGAGAGCCCGATGGCTGCCGCTGATTCCTACGGAAGAGACATAACCCAGGTCGGACCGGCGCGAAACGCTGCTGCCGTTGTCCTCGACGCCGATTTCGCGAATGTCTCTCGCGGGATAATGGTCGGTGTGAGCGGTAACGTCTCCGTCAACATGTCTGGAACCGGAACCGCGATTATCTTCGCCATGACCGCGGGCAACATATACCCGCTCTCAGCCACAAAAGTGAACACCACCGGCACCACTGCGACCGGCATTATAGCAATCTGGTAAGGAGCCATTCATGGCCGGATTTTGGAACCAGAGCCAGGCGCAGATCTATGACGCCAACGGCAAGCCGCTCGTCAACGCTCGGGCCTACTTTTACCTTGCTGGCACAACGACGCCGATCGTGACCTATGCCGCCTATGCGCTCGGCGCGGTCAATGCGCAACCGAACCCGTTGCAGACCGATGGCTTCGGGCGCTGGCCCTCTGCGTTCCTCGATGAGGCTGACGGATTCTATCGCGTCCGAGTGACGACGGCCCAAGGTGTGATCATCTACGATATCGACGGACTTCCGATCATCGGGCCGGCCGGCGGCGGTGGAGGTGGCGGAGATAATCCAGTTGACCCGAACGCCGTGCTTGGAACCGGCGATATGCTGCTCCGCTACGATACCGGGCTTCGCCCTGGCTTCGTGCGTGGCAATGGTCGCACGATCGGTTCCGCCACATCAGGCGCTTCGGAGCGGGCCAACAGCGACACGCAGGCGCTTTTCGAGCATCTGTGGAACGTCGACACGACCCTTGTCGTCCTAGGCGGGCGTGGCGGCTCTGCGGCGGCTGATTGGGCGGCCAACAAGCAGATCACCCTCCCGGACTACCGCGGTCGCACAATGGTCGGCCTCGATACGATGGGCAATATTGCGGCGAACGTCCTTGCTGAGGTAACGGATCTCTCTTGGAGCGGTGGTGAGGCCAAGCACCTCCTGACGACAAGCGAACTTCCGTCTCATAGCCACACCGGCAACACAAACACCGATGGCGCTCACACCCACCAGATCAGCCTTGAGTATGCATCTGGCGCGCGCGCATGGAGCAGCACGTCAAGCCCCGGAACGAGCAACGAGAACGGCGCATCCGTCTATAACGTCCCAAGCAGCGGCACCCATTCCCACGCCTTCACGACGGCCAACACAGGCGGCGGTCTGGCTCACGGGAACGTCCAGCCGTCGAAGGGTGTGGTCCTCTACATAAGGCTTTGATAATGTACAACATTAAACTGTCGCCAGTATCGAACCGCGCCGACTGGATCGAAAGCTTCGAACTCATCAATGACGATACCGGGGAGATTATCACCGATCTCGATGATGTGACGATGAAGATCGAGGTCCGCGACGAAACCCATTGCCGGCGCCTCACGGGGTCGACAGACGACGGAACGATTACCGAAATAGCTAGTGGCGTGATGCAATGGCACTTCACACCCCAGCAGATGGGGTCCCTCTGCTTTGGAACCTATGAAGTCGGGCTCATTATTACCCGCGACGATATCACGGAACAAGAGCTGATCGGCACGCTGCCGGTCGTTGAAGGGGTCGTAAAATCATGAGCATCAGCATGCGCGTTCTGCCGCGCTTCCCGGCACGCATCACCGCTACCGATGGCCTGACCGTCGTCCGGGACGGAACCGATGTCGTCGTCAAGCAGGACTTCGGTTCTCTTATCCGCATCCCTTCCGTCGATGATCCTGACAAGGCGTTCTTCATCGCGTGGAACAGCGACGAAGATCTCTATTCCATCATGTCGTTCACCGACACCTTTGCCGCGGTCATCGACACCACCGGCCTTATGGCAGAGGCCGTATACGACCCACAGAATATTCACGCCGACGCCTTTGATCGCGCCAACCACACCGGCACGCAGGCACAGTCGACAGTCGTCAACCTCGTCTCCGACCTGGCACTGAAGGCCCCGCTGGCAAGCCCAGCACTGACCGGCAACCCGACCGCGCCGACACAGGCGGCCCTGAACAACTCGACGCGGCTTGCGACGACGGCTTATGTTGATGCGGCCGATGCCGTTGTCTTGGCGGCAGCAATTGCCAACCAGAAATGGCGATCACGGTTTATTGGTGAGGTCGTCTTCTCTAACACAGCCATCACAGGCGCCGAAATCCCGCCCTCTTCCACAGCAGATACTGTCTGGATTGAATTAACAATGGGCCTGACTGGCGTTGGCGCATTCAACAATGGGAAGGTGACGAGCGAGACCGTGTCTGGGTCTGCGCCTCTTGTATCGGCTACGGTGGTTATCAACTTCGGCGCATCCCCGATGAATGGCCAAACTGTGCGCCTCATCAACACTGAATCTCGAATCCTCCGTCCCTCTTCTTCTGCCGGGACGCTTCAAGACGATGCGTTTCAAGACCACGCGCACGGCGTCGTTGGATCGGACGGATCGGGCGGCGGTGTGGCAATCCTCAACGGTGCTGCCGGTGGCTTCTCTCCAAACAACAAGACTGCCAATGCGGCAACTGCAGCGACCGGCGGCACTCCAAGAATTGCTAACGAAACCCGCATGAAAAACATCGGGGTCAAAGCTTACATGAGGATAGCATAATGCCTTACGCTGTCGGCCTGGATACGATGGGAACAGACAACCCTATCATCATAGATGAGAATGCTATTGAGGGGGATTACCTCGAAATATCGTGGGATGACTATAACGCTGGGATAAATTGCTTGGTGAATGGGGAGCATGTCTGTGTCGTGGATGGAGAGTTCATTATCCCCTACCAGATCCCTAATCTATCCGGCGGTACTTAGACCTATCGTATTTTGAGGCTATAAACTCTAGGTTTGGCACAATCCCGGCATCACTATCTTTGACCCATGGCTGCAGGGATGCACTTTTTCTGATTACAATCCCGAAGCAATTCCCCTGCTTTGGCACCAAAATATCTAGAGCCGGCTTGATTAGCGCTATGGCTCTGAAAACAGTCCGAACGATGACACTTTTTGCCATCGTCATTCTCTCGACAGGTAACCGCCAAGCATAATGATACTCAATGGCGTGCTGGTAGGCCGGGTCAAATGACGAGACGGTTTTCTCGACTTCTCTCTCCGTCCATCGATAGATGTAGTTAGGAACAGGTGTATCCCGGTACCCGCCGCCCTTGCCGCCACTGAGAAGAGCGGGCTCCAGTTCGAATGCAGGAACAAAGCCAAACCGCTCGGCAACGCGAAGAATAAGGCTATCTCGCGCCTCCAGTACAACCACACCTTTTCTTGCCACTCGGATCATTTCGCAAAAAGCTTGATGAGGGGAGGCGCAATGATGAAGGCCGGCATGGACGACCACCCAATCAAAAGCTCTGTCTCCGCGGGAAATCTTTTCGGCGTCCTGATATTCCCAAGGATATCCGCCGTAAGACGAAATTCCATCGTGAGGAGTGACATTTGAAATTGTCGCGTTCTTGATGCCGGCCGCTTCTAGCGTGGCTTGGTCGTAAGGGCCGCCGCAGACTACCAGGACCGTTTCCGAGTCCTGAATGCCAATCTTTTTGACTGTATCGAGATAGAAATCCA